CTATGTTCTCTTTCTGGCCTCGTCAATCTGTTTTATCGTGGCCTCGATAGCTGCCGTTCGGCTCACATATCGGCGGATAATGTTCCGCACGGTTTCTTCTTCCCATCCCATAATTTCAGCAATTACACGCTCTGACAGACCGGCGATATAGAACTTTGTCGCCGCCGTCCCACGGAAGTCGTGAAAGTGCAAATCTCTATCGCCAAGCTTGGCTTCTTCTCGGCAGTCGGAAAAAGACGATCCAAATCCGTTTACCGTCCAAGGTGCCTTCCTGGTATTCGTCAGAACGATAGGCGACCGGCGTGGGATCGTTTGGAGCAATGTCCTCAATTCTGCGTAAAGAGGAATGACCGCTTCCTTCGTGTGTCGGCTTTTCCCGGTGGGAAGAATTATGGCGTTCTCGGTGATATGAGACCATGACAGGCGCAAAAGATCGCCAGCTCGCAAACCTGTGTGGGCAGCCAGATCAACCGCCCATGCGACTTCGGGTGAGCATTTCGTTTTAAGCTGCGCGATATCCTGATCTGTCCATATGATGGCAGCGCGGTCATTTTTATAGAGCTGTTTAATACCTTCACATGGATTTTGGCTAATCTTGCCAAGCGGGTCTACGGCATAGGACAGAACGCGAGAAAGGACTTGCATCCCATAATCTGCCGTTCGTGGCTTCTCCTCAAATTCCCCGCGCCACTTTCGAATGACTGGCCTTATTTTCTGAGGCCGATCAAACTGCGCGATGCTCAAGTCACCGAATTTCCTGCCGATCCTATCCAGCCATCCATTCCAATTGCGTTTCGTGCTGTCGGCTAACTTCTGGTAGTCGTGGCTGGCCTTATATGCCGTAATGACGGCGCGAAATTTGGAAGCGTCGGGAATTATCCGGCTATCATTCGCCTCTTGAAGCGATGCCATAAATTCAGCCGATCCCGGTTCTCCACGAAGAGCAGGGCCGCCACGCCACGCATAGTAATACGTGCGGCCCTTTGCATTGACCTTGTGGACGCCTTTCAAATCAACTGTAACCATGCTTTGCTTCAAACGCCCTTAGCTCTTTGTCTAGATCGCTATCCTGATCAATGACACGTTCGTCGTTGTCTGAATAAATCAGGATTGCCCCATCGGTGCATAATTTAAGCATGACACCGAGGTCTTTGGCTACGGAGGCAGCGCGGGCTATATCCGCTTTCGTGAAACGAAGTGCCTTCTGTGCCATTTAATCCTCCTTTCTGAGATTGTGATTTGTTCTCTGATTGTTCACGGTATATGAGTGACCGCTTGAACAGGGAGAAACGACATGTCTCGATTTAAAACGATCCGCAATCCGGCGCTTACCGAAGCTGAAAAGCAGCAACTGCTGTCCCGGATGATTGCGTTGAAAGAGCTTATGAACAGCTGCTTGACCAATCTGGAGATTGGCAGTGAAGATTATAAGCTTCTGGATCGCCTTGGCAGGGAAGTCATGAGCGCCGGTGAGACCATTGCGAAGTCTCGGTTTTGGGGTAAGGATTATCACCGCATTGGCCGCTGACATCCTCACTCCCTTTCCCGCAGTGCGGCGCGGCTGGCGTTCATGGCTTCCCATGCGGCAAGCACCTCAGCTGGTTTTGCGAAAGATTTCCTACCAAGCAGGGGCACATCGTCTACATCTGACAAGCGCCACCTGTCGTTCGTGAGGCGCAATGCAAAGGCGACAACGCTTCCTGCCTCGACAATCCTGTAACAATCCTTATCGAAGCGTTCGAGCTTAGCCATGGTCACCGCCGTTCAGGGCTTGGCGACCGGCAGAATACCGCTCGAAGTGGAAAACGACTGCTGTTTCATTGACAGTCAGAAGCCCGAACTTTTCAGCGAGACGAAAATTCACACTGGTTTTTCGCGCCCGTTCGATCTGCCGTTCTAGTTCCCAACGGAGCCCTTCAATATTCATCGAAGACTTATAGAGATTGCATGACGCGCAGGCAGGCATGAGGTTTTCAATGGTGTTGTTCTCCGGGCGGAAAACCTCGCCAGTCGGAACAAAACGGCCTGTTGAATAGCCAGTGCTTTCCCATTGAGACTTGCGAATGACGGGTTCTGCATGATCGACGTGCCAGCCCTTTTCAGGAAGTTCGCAGCCACAATAAGCGCACTTGCCGCCGAATTTCTGCTTGATCGTCAACATTCCTTGATCCAAGCCAGGATTATCAGGCCACGGACGCCGACCCTTGGGCGGATGAAGACGATGTATCCGAGCGTGGTGAGGAAGCCAGAGACGTACAGTTCAACATGGCTCCATCGCATAGTCAGGCTAGACGACTGATGAAGCTCGAATGGTTCCGAGCAAACCCGAACTGGGTAGGAACCTTCAATACGAACCTGATGGGCCTCGCAGCATTCGGGGAGCGGCTTATCCGTATTCAATACTCGCTATTTGGAATTAACAGTGTTTTTGAAGTCCTTGATTTCAAATTCATTCTTGGTGAAGGCGGCATCCTTCAGGGTGCGACTATACAGGTTCAGTCCATGCCGCAAGGTGCATACCAGTGGGATAGTTCGCAAGAGGGAACTCCGCCGGTGTCGGATGAAACAACGCGGGATGACGAACTGCCGGTTCCTGATGCGCCGGATGTCCTCATAATTGATGGTCCTGCCGCCTTACTTGGTTTCCCGCCTACGGGCAACATTTTGCTTACTTATATGGTGCGATGGAGAAAGACCGTCGAAACCGAATGGCGGGTAGCCGGGCCGCTGGAAAACAGTGCCGAAAGTTTTGAGACGCCTATCCTGTCCGCAACGACCCAGTACGAATTCCAGTTGGCAGTACGAACGCAAAAAGGCCGAGTAGGCTCTTACTCAGCCAGCACGATCAAAACGACACCCTGATTGACCAGACAACCTGAGAAATTCATACCCTGCTTTGGCGGGGTGCTTTGCTATGGAGCATTCGCATGACCGTTCGCACGATTGACGATATTTTTCGCGATTTCGTTATTCCTGGCGTTCCTGCTTCGGGTGCATTTAACCCGTACAAGCCAGACATCCGCGATACGTTGAAGGCGCTGCTCGAAGGGATAAGCGCCTTTCCTGACAACCGCGTTATTCGGTTGAATAATGCCAATCTCGGAACGCCCAATAATATCGTAGTGACAGCCTCCGTTCCTACCCCTGTTGCCGCATATCAGGTTTTGTACATCCTGAATGTTACTCAGGAAAACACAGGACCGGTTACGATTTCTGGAGCGATAAATCGAAGACTTGTAACGAACACCAGCAAACCTATTCCGGCGGGCTATCTCACACCGGGAATGGCCGTGCTCTGTATCGACACCGGTACGGAACTTCGCATGTTGTCCTACGGCGAGATGGAGGCCATTGTTAGTGAAGCCGAAGCGGCAGCAGCGGCGGCAGAAGCGGCGCGCGATCAAGCTTCGAATTACGCTAGTGACGCGCTCACAGGCGGAATGGACCCTGGCATTTCTGCAACAACATCGGTTCCGAGCCTTTCAATCCCTGCTGGCGTAAACCATTTCAAGACCGGGGGCTTTGCTTCTGTGGGTGACGGTGGCGGTGCGAACTTCACTAGGCAAGCCACGGAACCTAACAATGTTGGCAAGATTACGGACGCGAATGGAAACTGGTGGCAGAACGTCGTCGATCTCAATCTGGCACAACGTATTCACGAGGCCGTTGGCCGAAACTCGATCCGGGTAAACTGCATCGGTGACAGCCTGACCTATGGCTATGATACGACTGCTACCGGAACATTGCCACCGATTAACGGGTCTACAGCAACGCGTAGTTCGACCCCGTACCCCGACATGCTGGCGCTTTCATTGCAGCATATTTTCGGTTCCGTAACTGTGCGAAACTACGGCTTCCCCGGCGACCGGGCTAAGAGTGGTTATGAGCGATGGGAAGGAAACCTTGACCCCGCTGATGTATGGTTCATTTGCTACGGCACCAATGAAACGGTTGATATCGGCGGCTTCGATACGGTCAAGGACTTCCGGCACTCGATGCTTCAATGGATTGACTATGCCCGCTCACAGGGTGCCGTTCCGGTCATTCTGCTCGCTCCGGGTTTGCGGTCTTCCCCGCAGGCCATGAACGTTCGCTCCTTCAAACAGGCCGCTGCGGAGGCAGCAGCTGACGCAGGCGTGACGTGCATCGATGTGGAACAGCAAATCCGTCACATCGCACAGCGCTGGACTGATGGCTCTCATTTGACGCCGGAGGCATATGAGGAATGGGGCGCTCATCTGGCATCATTGTTTGCTGATCGAGGCGGCAGGGTAAAGCCTGTTGCGGGCGGGAGCCGATTTTCTGCCAGTGATGGCCTTGGGGTTGGTGGTGAGATACTTGGATCAAACGACGCAGTGGACGGCGCTTTCCTTCGCCTAGATAATGATGTTTTGACTGTTGGCATTGACGCGCAGGAAGATGTTATCCTCATCATCCGGGCATACAATGCGTCAGGTGCGGTTAATCGCTCTTTCACAATCGTTTATGGCGGCGATATCGTTGCAGGTCGGAATTACGAGGTCTACGACCATATCCAGACAGGCTCACTTACCCCATCTCGCCGTTTCGTGGGTATGCGTCTCAGCAAGGGATATCGTTGCTTCAAGATCGTACCCATGGGCGGGCAGGCACTATTCATCGAACGAATAGACTTTGTTCGCCCGGAAGCGAGCGCGCAATCGGTAGCGGGAATAAACAAGCCTCTGCCACTCGTATCAGTCGTGCCGCCCGGTCAGAGCGGAAACTTCCGCATGGTGGACTGGAGTGAAAAGGTCGTTGGTACATACAATATCTCGACGCACATTCAGGCCAAGGCAGCGGCAATCGTCGGGGCTGGCATCATGGGCGGACGCGATATTTCAAGTGACAGAGGTTCCAACAATCAGTTGCTTTGGCTTAGAAACGGTACTGACATGCAAATTTATCAGCGTGTCGCTGGTACAGAAGCGCTGATCTATACGGAGACGGGGGCTTTCGCAGCCGGTGATTTGGATGCCACTGTCGATATGATCATCCAAGCAAGCGGCGCAGCCTCGTTCCTGGTGGATGGCGTTTTGAAAGCTGATTTTAGCGCTGGGGCGGTCACAATCAGAAGCGGGTTCCCGATGTTTATCTCAACAGGAACCAATGGCAATGTTGCCCGATGCGTCGGGGCTACGCTGACGCAGTACTAACCTTCCGAAATCCCGTGCATAATTTCTGAAGCAATGTCTTCATGTCCAAAGCTGCGCGGGATTTCCATGTAAGATGAAGAGCACCACCTGAGATGCCATCTGGTGATAAGCTTTTCAGAAGGCCAAATCTCTCAGCAACGTCAACAACACGTTGCGTCTCATCATCGAAATCGTGGCTATAGTAAACGCTACCACCGTTGTCTGCCACCCATTGCACTAACCTTAAAAGGCCATGCTGGTCTTCTTCAGACATAATTTCGTTTGGAATAGTTGAACCGACCAGTGTTTCAATTCTCTGGTCTAAGCGCGCCAATACCTGCAACACTTGCCGAAACCCCATAATTGCCCTGCAACATATTACATCGTCTGGTTGAAGTCGGCAAGCGGGTTTAATGTGATGCGATGGTTTGACAATCGCGGCTTGGCAATTCATGTTGCAGTATGGCTGGGAAACATGTCGCATCAAAATATGAAACCATCTCCTCTATCCATCTGTTCATGAGAGGGAGGGAGTACCCGAAGTATCCTGCGAATGTGTTTCTGGAAGTTTCAAACCTTTGCGACCTGAAATGCGCAATGTGCGGACCGTTTTCTGCACTTAACGACATGCGCCTTTTTTCCTTGAAGGAAGAGGATCGGGGCTTCATGAAGGCCCCGCCACGGGAGAGAATTGAGAATATTCTTCGTCACGCCTTGCGGATACAAGTATTCGGATATGGAGAACCGACGCTAAACCCAGACTTTCTCGATTTTCTTGATCTGGCAGGAGAATACGAAACACTCATCAGCTTCTTCAGCAACGGGATGCATTTCTCCGATGTGGTAGTGAACAAAATCATCGAAAGCCGCGTCCACGAAATTACCATTAGCTTCTCCGGCTCGACCAAGGAAGATTATGAGGCCGTTTATATGGGGGGCGTGTGGGAGACGGTACTTGCTGGCCTGAAGCTTATCAGTGATCGCAAGAAGGAACGTGGCACTAGTTATCCAATCATTTCTGTGAATAGCTTGGCGTATCGCCATCACGTCGAGACGCTGGATAGGTTCGTAGACGTCATGGGAGATGCTGGTGTGGGCGTCATCTATTTGAAGCCGCTCGTTCCTGTTCCAACTGTACCAGTGCTTGGACAGCACGCCTCTATATTCCGCCATTGGGTTGAAGGCCCGGTAATAGAGCGGGCTATTGCCAAGGCAAAGGAGCGAGGCATTATCTTCAATGCCGATCTGTATTTCTCCGGTGGAGCTACGGATGAAGATCATTACAAAAAGAAGATGAGGGCGCTCCAGCGTGGATTTGGTCTTAACCCGGATGATCTTCCGCCAGCATTGCCCATCATTGAACTGCGAGAAATAGCGAAATCCGTAACACCTAAAAAGCCGGCGAGAGTTACTGTAACCGAGATATCCGGCAACGATTTGGCTTTACTGTCAGCCAGGCCACTCAAAGCAGATGGAATGTACTGCTTGGAGCCGTTCAACACGATGTATATCGGGCGAAATCTCGACGTTAAGCCTTGCTGCAACGCACCGTCTACCACCCGGTTTGATAGCGTGAAGGGTAAGACAGGAGAGGATGTATGGGGCGGGAGCGCCTATTATCAAACACGTAAAGCTATTTTGCGGGGAGAATATCCAAACTTCTGCGTCGATTGCATCAAAGGGGGGAATGCTTATGCGGAGCACAATTTCGCAGATACGGTAGCCACCTACGGGACGTGGTATACAGAGGTCTTTAAAGACGATTTCAATTGCACTCCTCTCGATACACTTTTAGCTTGTGGGGACAATAGAAATATTGCTTCACGATGGAGATACACTCAGCACATAAGAGCATTCGCTGGGCTGATGAGATGGTTATCTCAACCGACCTGACATCGTAGAGGGTGTACAACCATCAGGTCAGTAGAACGGCAGATAAAATATTCTGTCACCGCCGCCCACTGAGGCGGCTTTTTCTTTGCCGAAAGGAAATCACCAATGGCACGACGCATCAACGCGGCGGGGCTTTCGCTCGTCAAACAGTGGGAAGGCCTCAAGAATACAGCTTATCGGGATGTTGCCGGTGTCCTAACCATCGGTTACGGCCATACGAGCGCAGCCGGTGCGCCTACGGTTACGCCGGGGATGGCAATCGGAGACGCCGAAGCCGAGCGCATCCTGAAAACCGATCTGGCCAAATTCGAGGCGAGGGTGGAGCGGTTCGTTAAGGTTCCGCTGACCGACAATCAGTTCGCCGCGCTCGTTTCGTTCGACTTCAACACCGGAGCGCTGGATAAGTCCACGCTGCTGAAGAAGCTGAACAAGGGCGATTATGCCGCCGTTCCGGTCGAACTCATGAAATGGGTGAATGCTGGCGGCAAGAAGGTACAGGGCCTTGTCAATCGCCGGGCCGCTGAAGCTGGTCTCTGGGCGAAAGGCGATTTCGTATCGTCAAATTACGTTCCAGCGAAGACGACAGCCAATAAGACCGATGTCGCCACGATTGGCGGTGCCGGTGCTGCTGGTGCAGCGGCAACGGTCGGCCCTGTCATCCCGGAAATTGTCAGCACCATCTCAAATCAGCAGGACGAATTGTCTAGCGGTCAGTGGGTGCGTGTGGCGATTGCTGGTGTGATTGTCGCTCTGACCCTCTGGGGCATCTGGCGGAAGACGCGCTCATGATCTGGGCGCTCATTCCCTCATGGCTGAAATACTCGCTCGCTGCCCTTGTGGCGGCGTTTCTACTTCTGGCGGGTGGGTATGTGGCCGGAAGGCTCTCAGGAACGGCCAGCACGGAAACCAAAATCGAAAGACAGAACAATGAAGCCACAGGCAAAGCTCTGGACGCTGCTCATTCTTATGATGAGTGCATTGACGCTGGCGGGGTGTGGACATTCAGGACCGGCAAATGTGAGCGGCGTCCGTAACGTCCTCGGAACTGATCTGCTAGGCGCTCGCGGGGCAACCGAGGCGGATCAACGGAAGATCGACCGCACGATAGTGCGCGGATGTGCAGGCGGCGTCTGGTCGAAAGACGAGTGCGCTATTCATGACAAAAAATAAAAGGGGCGGCGGGTAATGAGCGAAGACTTGAAATGGCTCATGGGTACGGCGGTCACGCTGATTGTCTTTTTCAGTGGCGCGCTGATCGCGGCGTTTCGCTCACTGTCCAATTCTCAGCGGAAGGGCGACGATCAGCTTCATGACCGTGTGAACCGAGTACGAGATGAGTATGTTCGCCGCGTCGATCTTGACGATCACGTAAAGCAATTGCGGGACGGCATGAAAGAGATGCGCGACGAGACACGAGAAGGTTTGAAAGAGACAAACAAGCGTCTCGACCAAGTGCTGGCCGTGCTGGCGTCAGATAAAAAACCTTAA